AATCAACCAAAACCTAATGGTTCTGTTGATATTATGACATCAAAATATGCAGCTACTGGTTTTGGTTGGCATGATTGGAGAGAATATTTTACTTACAAACGTAATTATGAAAGAGAAACTAATCTGAAAGAGACTTTGGGTATTCAAGATGGAGAACCATTCATCTTTGCAAACAAGTGGTATAGTTTTCGTAAACCACATGAAGGCGTTGAACTGAGTATTCCAGAAGATTATGATGGTAAAGTTATCTGGATGGATACAGATCTAACTCCAAGTGTATTTGATTGGTGTTGGGTTATGGAAAATGCAGAGCAAATTCACATTGTTGATACTTGCCTAAATTATATCGTAGACACTCTCAACATTAAGGCAGACACTTTGATCTGTCACCCAAGGCATTATAAAAATACAGAAGAATGTGTTGGAAAATTATTCAATGCACCTTGGCAATGGGTTGATTATGAAAGATGGTTGTGGCGTGAAAAAGTTCCTCAGGAGTTAGAATGAAAACTGGATTGATTTATCAACCATGTGGGCTTGGAGATATTCTCTTCTTACAAAAAGGCGCACACTATATTCAAAATGAACTTGGGTATAAAGTATATTGGCCTGTGATTCACGAATTCAAATGGTTAAAGGATTATATCCCTGACTTTGAATTTGTATCCTGGGGAGACGATAGTAATCCAGTAAATGGCAGTACGGAACCTATTCCCGAGTCCTGTCAATTCCCACACAAAGACAAATATATTCATGGAGCTCCAAGTAAAATGGAACCTGATTTATTTTTCTTTCAGGGATTTGGTGATTACCAGCCAATAATGAAGGGGAAATATGATAACCTCGGACTTGATTGGAAAGACTGGAGAGACTATATTCTTTTCAATAGAAATATTGAAAAGGAGAAAGAACTGTATTATAATGTTCTTGGTTTGAAAGACGATGATGAGTTTGTCTACGTCAATCGTCTTTGGTGTACAAGACCAAAACTAGAGTTCTTCCCACACATTCCAGTAGACTCTCAGAGTTATGGTGGATATAAAGTAGTGGAAAACCAAATTATTCCTGGTTACTCTTTGTTTGATTGGTGTATGGTTTTTGAAAAAGCATCCGCTGTTTTCATGATAGAAACTGCAATCAATTATATTCTTGAGTCACCACAACTCTTTGAAACCATGTCCAAAAAACCACTATATCTTTGGCATAGGTGGGGAGACTGGTCTCAAGTTCGTTATCTTTTTAATTTACCTTGGAAATATCAATGATAGAAACTATTGAATTTCAACATAAGTGGTATCCTAAATTTCAAACTGAAGGTAATGCATCTCAGTTTGCTATTCCCTTTGCACTGCATGTTTGCAAAGGTCTTGGTTATGATATTGGATGCATGAAACCAGAGTGGGCTTTACCTAATGCCACTCCTATTGATCTTGATTTTGATGATCCATGGGATGCTGATAATCTTCCAGAAAAAGTTTCTCCAGACTACATCTTTTCTAGTCATTGTTTGGAACATGTTCCTGACTGGGTGGCTACCATGGATTACTGGCATGAAAAACTTAGAGTAGGTGGAACTTTATTCTTATATCTTCCTGATTTTAGTCAAAGGTATTGGAGACCTTGGAACAATTACAAGCATAAGCATGTATTCACTCCAGAAATTATTGAACAATACATGTTTGATCGTGGATATAAAAATGTGTTTGTATCAGGTATAGATCTTAATAATTCGTTTATGGTAATGGGAGAAAAATGAAACTGAGATCCAAACATATTTTCGTGAATGGATGTTTTGATATTTTGCATCCTGGGCATATTAAAATGTTTGAACATGCTAGAAGTCTTGGAACCAAATTGACTGTTGCCATTGACTCTGATGAAAAAGTAAAACAAATGAAAGGTGACTCAAGACCTATCAACAATCAAGATGATAGAAAATTTATTCTTGAGGCCATTCGTCACATAGATGAGGTAATCATTTTTAACTCTAAAGATGAACTACAGGAACTTGTCAAAAAGATAAAACCTGCTATAATGATGGTTGGATCTGATTATAAAGGAAAGGAAGTTGTAGGTTCTGATTATGCAAAAGAAGTTAGGTTTTTCAATAAAGTCAGAGGATACTCTACAAGTAAAATCATTGAAAGTATTACTGATCGGAGAGTCTTGTGTTGATGAATATCATTATGGAGAGTGTCGTAGGTTAAGTCCTGAGGCACCAGTTCCTGTTTTTGATTGGAAAATGGGAAGTGCATCTCCTGGAATGGCTGCGAACGTTGAGAGAAATCTAATTTCTCTAGGATGTGATGTAAAATTTATTACTAATGATCCTGAGGACTTAACCAAAACTAGGTATATCGATAAAAGATCTGGTCATCAACTTCTAAGAGTTGATAGAGGAGTCTCAGTTAAGAATCCTCTTACAGCAAAAGATTGTGTTGCAAGAGGTGGTATAATTTTTGATATTGATTTTAGTCAATATGATGTAATGATTTTTTCTGATTATGAAAAAGGATTTATTTCACATGCAATTGCTCTTGCATTGTGTAGAGAATTTAAAGGTCCTATCTTTGTAGACTCAAAGAAAAATGATCTTACCTGTTACCCAGGTGCATTCATTAAGATCAATGAGTTTGAAGAAGAAGAAGCACTTGCTTTTAATAGTGAATCTGAAGTTATCGTTACCAAAGGAAAAGAGGGTGCGACTTGGAATGGTAAAAAGTTTCCAGCACCAAAAGTAGATGTGTATGATGTAACTGGTGCTGGCGATGTATTTCTAGCTACTCTTTCTTATTTGTATGGGAATGGTAGATCTGTAAGTACTTCTATTGAAAAAGCAATTCAAATGGCTTCCAGATCTGTTCAACACTCTGGTACATATGAAATTCAGAAATGTGATATTGAGGAAATTTTATGAGATATGTTTTTGATATAGATGGGACTATTTGCTTTCCTGGCAAAGAAGATGATAAGAGATATACACTTGCAAATCCTAGGTGGGATAGAATTCAGGTAATAAATAAATTATATGATGAAGGCAATTATGTTGTCTATTTGACTGCTAGAGGTATGGGTAGATTTGAAAACTCTCGCGAGTTAGCGGAGAAAGAATTTCTCACTTTTACAAAGGCTCAATTAGAGTCTTGGGGGTGCAAATACCATGAACTTCATCTAGGTAAACCCTCAGGGGACTTCTATATTGACGACAAAGGTATTAACGACAATGATTTCTTCACAAAACGACCCGATCAAATTCGTCCCTAAGGGATGGGGATATGAGAAGTGGATCACAAATGGTCCACTTTACTGTGGCAAAATTCTTTGGTTTTGCAAAGGTAAAAAATGTTCTTGGCATTATCATAACAAAAAAGATGAAGTCTTTTATGTACAAAGTGGCAGACTTAAGGTATACTGGAGTAACTTTGATGACTATGAAATGGCACACGTCAAAGAGTTAAAAGAAGGTGAAAAATTTCATGTTCCTACTGGGATGAGACATAGAATGGAAGCATTAGAAGACACTGTAATGTTTGAGTTCTCTACTCAACATTATGATGAAGATAGTATTCGTATTGTAAAAGGAGACTGATGATTAGTTATAACCGACTTGGTTCTAATGGTCGCTTAGGAAACCAGATGTTTCAATATGCGGCTCTAAGAGGTATTGCTGCATTAAGAGGTTGGACTTGGTATATTCCACCAGCAGATACTTATGGAGATTCAAACTATGGACTCTTTGATTGCTTTGAAATGAGTTCAGTAACTCCAAAGAATTTTAAAATTACTGATTATCCATGGAAAAAACCAAGATTCTTTAACTATGATAAATTTTTCTGTGAAAAAGTAGAAGGTCCTGTTAATTTACATGACTATTTTCAAACAGAAAAGTATTTCAAAAATATTGAAAAGAGAATTCTTAAAGATTTTACTTTTAAAAAAAATATTCTTGAACCCTGTCAGGAAATTGTTTCTCAATATGAGAATCCTATCTTTATCCATGTAAGACGTGGTGATTATGTAAACCAACCAGATAATCATCCTGTCTGTCCTCTCTCATATTATGAGAAGGCTCTAAAAGAATTTCCAGAAGATGTCCCAGTATTTGTTTTCTCTGACGACCTTGATTGGTGTCGTGAACATTTTACTGATGATCGTTTCTTGATCTCTGATGGTAACATGAAATACCAACATACTTCAGATACAAACGATGGTAGAGTTCAATCGTGGGTTCCTTACTATGATCTTTGTATGATGAGTCTTTGTTCTGGTGCTATTATTGCCAATAGTTCTATGAGTTGGTGGGGAGCATGGTTGCAAGAAGACAGGGGTAAAGTTGTTACACCAACTCCTTGGTTTGGTAAAAACTATAGTGAATTAAATTTGGGAGATCTAATCCCACAAAGATGGATTAAAATGGAGGTTGAATGAAAGACTTAACTTATATCCTACCTGTTCGGATCGAATCTGAAGACAGGTTAAAAAATGTAATCACTTCGGTTTCTTTCTTATTGAAGCATATTCCTGAAGCAAAAGTTCTTGTCAAGGAAGTTGATACAAGATCAAACTTTAAATTCAGAGCTCTACCAAAGATCAAAGAGATTGTTGGTGATGTGAGTAACTTAAAGCATATCTTTGAAGAAAGTTCTAACACTTTTTTCCATAAGACTAGAATCTTGAATGATCTCATCCTTGCAGCAGACACAAAAATTCTTTGTAGTCATGATGTAGATGTTGTCTACCCAAGACAGTCACATGAATTTTCATACAAAGCTATCGAAGATGGTGAATGTGATGTAGTATATCCATATGGGTGTGGAATCTATCAATATCAGGTAGATTATTCAATGGAATTGTTTGAAAAATTTGTAAAAGAAGATCACAATCTATTGCTATTAGAAGATAAGTGTAGAAGAGAATCCTCCACAATAGGATGGACACAATTTTATAATAAAGATGCAGTAATTAAAGGTGGTATGTGGAATGAAAATTTCATATCCTGGGGTGCAGAAGATTGTGAGTTTTATTTCAGATTTAATATTCTAGGGTTTAAAGTTGGTAGAATTAAAAATGCTCTCTGGCACTTTGAACATGGAAGAACTCAGAACTCGCATTATCACAATCCAAAGTTCAGAGACAATCATGAACTTTGGCAAAAATTGAGAAATTCTACAAGAGATCAGGTAATCTCATATTATAATAGTCAACCTTATTTGAGAGAACGATATGCTAGCCTTTAATCATCTAGGAAAACTTGGTAGACTTGGCAATCAAATGTTTCAATATGCCTCTCTAAGAGGTATTGCTGCTACCAGAGGATATGAATTTGGTATTCCTCCAGTTAACTATAAAAATGAATGGGAAGATCATCAGTTACTTGAAGTTTTTGAACTTCCACATTTAAATAGAAACAATATCAAACTTCTTGATATGGGTCATGCTCCTGTTGCTCAGGAAAGCTCATTCGCATATCAACCAATATTACACGAAATGTGTCCAAACGATGTGAGTCTTTGGGGATTTTTTCAGTCGCCAAAGTATTTTGATCATATTGCTTCTAGCATCAGAGAAGATTTTACTTTTAGGGAACACATTCTTAAACCCTGTAAGGAAAGCTTTAATTTTGAAAATGCAATCTCATTACATGTTCGCCGTACTGATTACTTAACTAATTCCGCCAATCATTATAATCTTGGGTTGGATTATTATAGGGATGCTTTGGTTTGGTATGATGATCCTGAGAATGAAAAAAGACCTGTCATAGTATTTTCGGATGATCCTGAATGGTGTAAACAACAAGAAGTTTTTTCATCAGATAGATTTGTTGTCTCAGAATCTGGAGATAATGCAATTGATCTTTGTTTGATGTCAATGTGTACTTCCCACATCATTGCCAACTCTTCATTCTCTTGGTGGGGGGCATGGTTGGCTGATTCTAAAGATGTTTATTATCCTGCTCGGTGGTTTGGTCCTGCCATAGGCACTGGAAAAAATCAAATGGATATTGTATGTGAACATTGGAAGATGATTGGTGAAATGCTAGATCCTGAAGGAAAAGATATTGATGGATAGAAATAAAGCAATTTTTAAATCGAAAGGATTTCCAGAGATCTACTATATCAATCTTGATGATAAGTTAGATCGACGAAAATATATGGAAACCCAGTTTGAATACTGGGGTATTGAAAAGTATACAAGAATTTCAGCATGTGATGGTCGTGAAGATGATTTGAGTGATATTATCTCAGGTCGATATCCAGAGAACATGAATCCTGGTGAGGTAGGGTGTACTACTTCGCACTTGAAAGCACTTAAGACATGGCTTGAGACTAGTGATGAAGAATATCTAATCATGATGGAAGATGATTGTGATATTAGTACAATGTCTCACTGGGGATTCACTTGGAAAACCTTTTCATCTCGTCTTCCTTATGATTTTGATGTTGTCCAGTTGGCAATCATCAATCCACAGCAGGTCACTGTGCGCCTTCACAAGAGGTTTGTAAATGATTTTTCTACTGCGTGTTACTTAATCACTCGTCATCATGCTCAGAAACTTGTTAAACTGCATTGTAGACATGATAAGTTTAAATTAGATCAAGGTGTGAAACCTAGAGCTGTTGCAGATGATCTAATTTACAATTCGGGAAACACTTATGCCATCCCACTGTTTCTTTATAAGATTGAGCTTGGGTCAGATATTCATGATGTACATATTGAAGTATTTCACAAAGGGAGTTATACTGGTCTCTGGGAGTTCTGGAGAAATTCAGCTCCTTTAATCGAAGACTGGGGTCCTTTCTTTGATTATGATCCTTTCTATGGCACCTTGCCACCAGAACAGAACGCTTGACAAACCTTAAGGTTTCCTATATACTATGTAAAGAAACATTACGGAGTGTATCATGACTGTAACAACTGAAGACGGTGGACGGACAAACATGTACGCTACCGAACCAAGAATGTATATCTCAGAGACTGATGCAGAGCGTTATGGTTTCGAGACATATGCCGAGCGAGCTGAGAAATTGAATGGAAGGACTGCTATGGTTGGATTTGTTGCTGCTGTTGTCTCTTATGCTTTCAGTGGCAGCGTATTTTTCTTTGGAGCGTTTGGATTCTGATGATTGAACTACTGACTTACTATGTGATTGGAGGTGCCCTTATCATTGGACCACCTGCAATCTTCCTGATCATTGCCATGATGGCAGCACTCCAAAATACGAAAGGTCGTATGGTTGGATACAAAGATCACAAAACTTATGGTGACAGCTCTATCTACGATCCATCATCAAAGTTGCCAACAGATCACACCAAATTTTATCTTGAACTTGACACTTGACACTTGACATAGTATCAAACTTTCTATATAATTACAATCAAATCTACGCAGAATAGATGACACACACTATTACACTCAAAACCACTGAAGGAGATCATACTATTCAGTGCGAAGACGACCAGTATATTCTTGACGCTGCTGAAGAAGCAGGGGTCGATATGCCCTACTCTTGCCGTGCTGGTGCTTGCTCTACATGCGCTGGTAAAATTATCAGTGGAACTGTTGATCAGAGTGATCAATCGTTCTTGGATGATGATCAACTTGAAGCTGGGTTCCTACTTACTTGTGTATCCTATCCTACGTCTGATTGTGTGATCGAAACTGAAAAGGAAGAGGAACTTTACTAATGTCTGTTACTCTACGTTTTAAAATTCTAGATGCACTTCGTTCTGATGCTGAAGGTAATATTGCCAAAGCAAAAGCTAACATAGAAGTTTATCTAGAGAATCCTGTAGGTATTGGTGAGCACCCTGATGTCCTTGGTGCTATTCAGGAACAATTAGATATTATTGCACATGAAGAAGAACGTATTGAGGTAATTCAAAAACACTTCAGTATTCCACATGACTAATCCTAATCAACTCTATGAAGACATGGAGAAACTGAATGCCCTATACGAAGAACTCTGTTGGGCACATGATGATGAATTAGTATTCACTCATGAAAATGGCAGAGTTATCATCTACAACAAAACTCAGGAGCAAAAACAATGAACGAAAACGCAGAACGCATCAACGGTTGGGCAGCAATGATCGGAGTAATCGCTGCTCTTGGAGCATATGCTCTAACAGGCCAAATCATTCCTGGTATTTGGTAAACCGAACTTCTTTACATAAAGAATGTTTTATGTTATACTAAATAAATGGGCGTAACGATTGTTACGTTTTACAACAGACTGGTGTTACTCAACTAATCTCTCATCAGTCTGTGATATACTTACTTCAACGAGAACAAGTCGAGTTCTCTTTCATCCGTAGGTTAAACTCTACGAGACATACTTAAAGGTACAACAATGTTTAAATCTGTATTCGCAGCAACCGCTGCTCTTTCCGTTTCTGCTGGTGCTGCTTTTGCTGGCCCCTATGTTAATGTAGAAACCAATGCTGGCTGGACTGGTTCTGACTACAATGGAACTGCCACTGATCTTCACTTGGGCTATGAAGGCGCACTCGGTGAGAGTGCTTCATGGTACGTCCAGGGTGGCGCTACTGTAGTCTCTCCTGACGGTGGCGAAAGCGACACCGTTCCTTCTGGTAAGGCTGGTCTTGGCGTTGCACTAACCGATAGTCTTGGTGCATATGGCGAAGTCTCCTTCCTTGGCAGCGGCGATAGCGATATCGACCGTGGATACGGCGGTAAGTTGGGTGTTAAGTACAGCTTCTGATCGTTAATATAGACACATAGACATCTAGATGTTATACTGGGGTGCGACGGCATCCCTTTTTTTATGAAAGATTATTTTATAAAGATGATCACTCACCCAGCGGTACACTTTAATGTGATGTCTATTGGGGTATTGATTATGATTGGGATGCTTCATAACCATGCACACTTCTCAATGAGTAAAGATGCAGATGCGTATGTGAGACAGTGGTGTAGATCATCGGCAGAAAACAAAAAGATCTGTATCAGTTATGGTGGGAACATGGATTACTAATGAAAAAGAAAGAAATTCTGGATCAAGTTGAATTACTCAAACACCGAATTGATAGCTTAGAATCAGACTATTCTCAAGTTTTGATAAAGTATGCTAAATTAGAATCTGAATTTGAAATCTTAAAACAAGAGAAGGATTATTTGATTCCACACGATGGTGATATATACTAACAAGGTATGATTCTTTATTATGTCAGAATTCCCAAAAGATTGGAGATATGCTGATGATAGGATGCAAATGAGAGCAGCGGTCTTTCGTGCTCTTAGCCATCATCTAGAGGAACATTGTAGATCAGTTTATGAATTTTGCCATGACTGGGTAAGTCAGGGTAATCAAAATACAGACAACATTGAATTTTATTTTCAAAATTATTTGAAGGAGACAAAACGTGAAGATGTTTACAAACTTGAAAAGTGTCTTGAGCTCAATCCTAATTGGTACTTGCCTATCAGGGACGAGCCCGAGTCTGGCAAACCCACTTGAAGATGGTGATTATTACTCTAACCATTCACTTGGATGTATGATTCTTGGTGAATGTACTGAAGGTGTAGAGAAAATCTATTCCATGTTGGATGTATCATCACAATATCCCAACCCAGAAAGGTTTACTGGGGTGACAGGTGAGTTTCACAATATGATTCACTCCTTGAATGAGATTGGAGTTGAAGTATTTTTAGCAGATGAAAAGTATTTCCCAGTAGGACATCGTGGTGTCTATCATACTGTCAGTAATAACTTCTTTCTAAACAAAGCATTCATGGGTCGTCCTGGAGTATTGATGAGTGTGATGCGTCATGAAGGTTGGCACGCTGCACAAGACTGTATGGCAGGTACGATTGATAATAGTATGATTGCTATCATCAAACCTGCGGATCAAGTTCCAGCACTATGGAGTGAGATGGTGGAACGTACCTATCCTGAGTCAGCATGGCCTTGGGAAAAGGAAGCAACTTGGGCAGGTAAGACAGAGAACATGACAATGAATGCTCTTGCTGCTTGTGCTGGTGGTAATATGTGGGAAGTGTATGAACCAACTCCTCTCACACGCAAGTATCTTGTAGACTATGGATACATTAAAGAGTAACCTGTAAAATAAATAGAGCTGCCTTACTCTTTACTCATGGAATCAAATCCGAAGAAGAAAGAGGAAGCCAAAAAGGAAAATAAATTTGAGTGGGCGGATGAGGGTGTATCAACTCTCGTCCGAGTTATTATTCTTGGATGGTCAGCAGCAATTCTGACTCTTAATTATGTAACTGTTCCTGGTATTCCTCAAAAAAATATCGATCCAACTTTTATCGCCAGCGTTTTTACTGGAACGCTAGCTACTTTCGGGGTCATGCCTTCTAAAAAGAAGGACGAATCAAAACAAGCACCTACATTGGAGAAGAAAGATGCAAAAATTGATTAACGGTATCGCGTTGTTATCAGGATTGACTTGTGCAAGTCTTATCGGTGGTGGTGTCTATGTTTATATGCAGAAAGATGCTCTCCTAGAGAGTGCTAAAGAAGCAGCAACAAAGGCAGCAATGGAAGCAGTCACAGGTGCCCTTCCTGGTATGATGGATGGTATGATGCCTGAAATGCCTAGCATGACTGGTGGTTCTATTCCTGCTGCTCCTAGTGTTGGTGGTGGAGCTCCTGCTGTAACTGGTCCTGCATTGCCTTTCTAAGACCTTGTTAAATAGGTGTAGATATTGCACTTATCATGGCACAATCGACATATAAGAAACGCCAAAAGAAAGAGGCGACTGAAACATTTTTCCTGTATGTATTTTTTCATTCTTTGTGGACAGGAATTTTTAAATTATTTGAAGACTAATGCCCGAGATACCTATTATTACAGGTAGGGATATTGGTATTAAAGGTATTAATATTAATACTATATCTACCTATGACTTTAATAATTCTTCAACATCCTTACCACTAGCAGCTCCAGTAGTAGTAAACATTGGTGTGCCTGTAGTTAATATTCCAGGATGTGTTGAAGCAACAGAAACTAATACTGCTAAAAATAATCAATTAAGACAAGATGACCCGAATGGACTGGTTACGTATTGTGATTCTGGTTATCCCAGTTTTAATCCTATTTCTTTTGAACCAAACCAGATGATTATGACGAGTCCACCTGAGGTGAACTCTCAAAAACAAGATAAACCTAAACCACCAGAAGCAAAAACAGATACACCACCACCTCCACCACCATCTACTGCCAAAATAGAGTGTCCTACACCAGCACAGAATGCACAAGAACCTGTAGGAACATATGTAGAAGGATTTAGAAAGAAAGTTACTGGTTATAAACTCATTGATAAGACGTGTGTTCAGATAACAGAACCAGTTCCATTGCCTACACAAATTCTTGCTGGTCTACCTAGTGGTGGACAGGTAATGCAGGTAGGTGGTATTGCTGTCATCGCTACATCATCAGCACTATTAGCAAAACCGCTGGCAGACATACTATTGAAAGCAGTCAAACCAGCGGTTAAGAAAGTTATGAAAAAGATTGCTACCTTACGTGGTAAGAAACCTCCTATTTTGTCTGCAGGGGAGCGCCGAGCTGAGCAGCGTCAGATGAATGAGGCAGTACGGGTATTGCGCTCTGTGTTCCCGAGGAAGAAGAAACGGAAGGGATAGCATGTACATGTGGGTGCTTATGTCCTGGTGGATTGTTTACCACAACATCAGCACACACAGAATAGTATGGTGATTTGGGATGAAATTGAATTCCACGTAATTTAAGTTCCCCACAATTCTTAAGACGAGCTATCTCAAAGTCTAATCTTTTATTAGCAACTAATTGAGCATTCAATTCAATCTGTGTTGTTGCTGCTTGTTTACAAAGATCTTGTAACTTCTTATCTGTAGGTGTACTCCAAGTCATAGAGAAACCTACACCCAAACTATAATTATCTTTCTGTCCTGTTCTAGTTCTTTTATGGAATAGGATGTCACCAGGATTATCAATCAAACCGTCCTCATTAATATCACTGATATCATATACAGGATCATCATAATATGGTTCGTAGGGTTTAGCCGCTGAGGCACTACCTGTTACATATGGTGTGAAATTACGAGTAGGTCCTTGACATTGAATCCCACCTCCATATGTGTTCGTAATATATGGTCCCTGAAGTACCTGAATAGCCTGGTTTGTAACAGAACCTGAACTGTTAGCTACTGGACTTGCCGTTGCACTTACACCCCCCACAGTTTCTGCATTGACAGGGGCAACTACAGTTGCACTTAGGACAGATAGACATAATGCTTTTATTGTGAGAAGATACTTGTGGTGTCGGTTACGCTTGTAACCTCCGTGGTTCTGTTTATAATCGTTTGATTGCTTAAACCAGGTCCGCGATAAGTTTCTGCGAATTGAAACGCTTGTCCTGGTGCTGTTTGTGTGAATTGCGGTTTGCTTGTTACTCCAGTCCATGATGAAGTCACTCCATTAATAGTTATATTCTTTGCTCCTGTTCCAGGAGACAGATTTCCATTCACTGTTATACCATTACCAGTAGCCGAATACTGATACCCAGTGTTATAATCCATTGAATTTATTGTTTCAGTTATCTTCTGAGTGGTTTCTGTATGACTACTCATACTTCCTTGGGTAAAATTCGGCACCACGGGTACTGCATATGCAATACCCCCATGGATACTTCCAAGAAGAAACCCGATACTGAGTGCTCCTTGAAATCTAGTCATGATTATTTAACGTAGATTTCTGAGACAAATTGTCCCGTAGCAGTGGTACCAGCTCCACCAGCAGTCAATGACATAGCGCCAGCAGAATCGATACTACCAGCGAGATTACCAGCCACGCCACCAGCAGTGGTTGTGACACTTCCAAACGCGGGCAAGGTGGGAGCGACACCACTAGTGATGGTTGTGGCACTTGGGATTTCATCCCCTGCATTGAAGGTTTCTGTGAAGGAGAATGCAGACCCGTCTGTTGTTTGTGAATAAGAGCCGGCGGACAGAGTTGCTGCTGCGGTTGTACTTGCAGGTGCTGAAAGTCCTCCCAAAGTCGTGACTGAGACATTGCTACCAGATACTGAATATGAGGATCCAAGTCTTGTCGCTTGAGACGCAGCTGCATCAACGTTTAGTTGAATGCTAGTGGTCATCTGTGAAGTAATATCGGCATGTGCAGGTGCCGTCAACATCAACATTCCTATAAGCACTAACGTTCTCTTCATGAAGACACCATTAGATATGTGGCTATTTATTGTTAGGGGCCTTGACGGCAGACCCAGGTCGTGTTATTATAAATAAGTCAGCAAGTTAAGGAACCAACACATTTCTTAATAAGACTTAACACCCCTCAAACCAAGACCTATAGGGTGTATAAAAACGTCTTTCATATCCTTGCCTTAGGGTGGCAAGGAAATAGTAAAACCATCATTTCCCTGATGATCTTACTTTTTTCAATTCAATGGCTAACGCTACACTTTCAAGACAACAAACATCCCCGTGGAATGATTTCTGCGAGTGGGTAACTTCTACCAATAACCGCCTCTATGTCGGTTGGTTCGGCGTACTGATGATTCCAACTCTGTTGGCAGCAACTATCTGCTTCATCGTCGCCTTCGTCGCTGCTCCCCC